TGATTAATTAAAAATCCAGCTCCTGGAATTGCAAAACCAGCAGCTAATTTTAATAAACCTTTTAAAGGATTTGGATTATAATAATCTGTTGTTCTTGCTCCACCTTGATAAGGTGTAAATTTTGTACCTGTTTGTTGAGCCCTTATTTGATTATTTTTATTTAAAGTATTTATAAAATCATTTTGTGATCTTCTAAAATCTGCACCTGTAATAGGTTTACTGTCTATAGTTTTAGAAGTGTAAGTTTTTTTTGTAGGTGGGCTATATCTTCTATAATCAGAATCTTGTCCTCCACCACCTCCTCCAATATTTCCTTTACTACCACCAGTTCCTTTGTCAGGACCTTTTCTTGATCCACCCATACCAGTGTTAGCAGCACTTGCTTTTTGATTGCTTTTGTTACCCATATCTTGGGGTCTAAAACTTGGAATACCATTTACAGGTTTACCTGAACCACCTGCTTTTTTAAGCATAGCTGCTTCTTTTTTATTTATGTAAGCTAAAAATTCTCCTTTAGGAGCTCTATCATTTAAATATTTTATTCTTTTATCTACGGACATTATCGTCTTCCTCCAGCGTGTATGTCTAACCTAAAAGTTCCTAATTTCCAACTAGTATCTACTGCAGTATTAGATATTGTAAGAGCGATAGCTCTTGCTCTAGCTCGGGTGTCTACTTTTGTGGTAGCGGACGTAATAGTAAAAGGACCTAAAGATGAACTAACTGCAGTGTCACTAGGGTAATTTCTTAAATCTAATTGTATAATAGAACTACCTTGTTGAGATATAAAGTCAGGTATAATTCTACTAACTCTCATAATGTTTTCACCATCACCTCTAAGATCACCTAAATTAGTTGCTGCACCTCTAACAACTTTCTGTGTAATATCATAATCTCCAGAAGTAATATTAGCTGGTATGGCTGTCGTTACTCCAAGTCTTACTTGATTAACACCTGTCTCATGTTCATAGTAATATGAAATTCCTTCTGTGTTTCCTGTTACATCAAAAGATGTGTCTGTGCCTGCATCATACTGAGTTGCATGAGGTAAACCAAATACAGATGAATCTTGCCATGCTGATCTAATAAATAAAGAGCTTGCATTTACAAACCATATAGGTCGTTTAGCAGTAGAATCTAAATAACTATATGTAACTGATTGTGTATTGACGTTAGAATTTGCTTCTGGATAAAACCATGTAACTTCACCAAACAAATTATTAATCCCAGCATAAATCATTTGATTAGATGTCGTGTTAAGACTATTGTAAACATAATCTTCTACTAAACAATCCATAGATTCTAGTTTACCAGTGTATCTAAAAAAACCATTTTCAGACATCCAATACGCAGCACCATCAACTTCAACGGCTGCATTCATACCAATTAATCCACAGTTAGTACCAACTTGTTCATAAGCAAAAGTAAAAGGAGTACCTACAAAACGCATGGTAAATAAAGCAGTATCACTCCAAACATAAATTGCATTTCTACCAAGTTCAGCTCCCATGATTCGTGATCCGTCGGCCAGTCTTTGTGTACCAGCACTATTGGTTGCTGTAGGTGCATAATCATTTATATTTTCTTGAGACGAGAATCTTATAAACATATCGTCTTGTGATGTTTTATCTCCAATAGTTGTTTCAGTTCCAAAAAATACTAAGTGACGGTCAGGAGTAGATACTAACATATCTCTAGATGCGGTTGGTGCACCAGTAATAATTGTAGCTCTCGTTTGTGTAGCGTTAGCTAAATCTGCATTCCATTCAAAACATTCACCATTAAATATTAAAGCAATAAGCGTACTTCCTAAATTATCTAAAGCCCACATACCAGGCTCTGCAACTTTATCAGTAGATGTAGCTGCTGAACCCCATCCGGAAAAACCACTGTAGTTAGTTACGGTAGCTCCGTTACTGTGAGAAGCATTAGCTGTTCCTCTAACATTTCTAGTTATTCCTGTAAAACTAGTTGCTGTAAGTCCTGTGTAAGATATTTCTTCATTATCTACTTTTATAAAATTTGTTCCTGTGCTTGGAAATCCCGTAGTGCTAGCCACATTAATTGTAGTTCCTGATCCACCAGTTCCAGCAGAGTCAGCATTTAATGCTCCATTTAAAGTTGTTGTTTGTGGATTAGTAACTGAACCACCCCATTGAGATATACCATAACCAAAAACTCCAACCTGTTCAGCAGGACCAACATGGTAATATTGAAAATAAGTCATGCCTCCAGAAGTAGTTGCCCCACCTCCTGTTTCAGTAGCACCAGCGTTAAATTCTAAAGTTGTAGTTGATGGCACTGCAGTGATCATAAATTTTTTATCAGCAAACGTAGAGGCTGAAAAATTAGATCCTGTGATAGCGCTAAAAGTAGATGCGGCTCCAAATAAAATAATATCTCCTACAGAAAAATTGTGTGCAGAAGGAAAACTTAAAGTAATAGTTGATTGACCATTGGTTGTACTAAAAAAATTAGTAGCCGCAGTTCCTGATGGATTAACTAAAGGATGTATATCATAGTATACTCCTCCAGAATATACATATAAAATTCTATTTGTGCCAATGGCAGCGTATTTAATACCTTGTTTATTAACCATATGATGCAAGCCTCTAGCTGCACCGGTTAATTTACTATCTCCTAATTGGGACCAACCGCCTATTTTTTCAGGTGTACCATATCTAAAACGTACATTTTCTCCACCTGTCCATTGAGATTCAGCGCCTGTAGATGTAACTTGTTTGTTGAATCCTGGTAAAAATCCTAATTTTTGTAACATAAAACCTATTATATTGCTATTATAGCTAAAATCTACTATTTTCTTATACGTGTTAGTAAATAAAAATCTATTTTATATTCACATTCCAAGAACTGGTGGTCGTTTTATAAGTCATTTGTTTATAAAAAACAAATTTAATTGTGAATTTCATCAATTTACTAATTACTATGATGACCCTTTAAAAAAATTAATTGAAGTTCCTCATTTAGAATATCCATATTATGGGCTTTTATATAATCATGAAACTATGACTAAGTTTTCCGTGGTCCGTGATCCAGTAGACAGGTTTATATCTATGTTATCTTGTACAAAACCTACTGAACAAAACTTAGATAACATATTTAACAGCCAACAAAGTTTAGATGAGTTTATAAATTATAGAATTACAAAGACAAAAAGTAATTGGTTTGTGCCACAGTGCAAATTTGTATCTCATGACACAAAAATATGGGCCTACGAAAAAGGTCTACAAGACAATTTTTTTAAATGGATAAAGATTAACTTTAATATTAAATTTAAAAATACTGATATAAAATATGACAAAGTTGAGTATGATTTTTATGACAAGATAGAACTATCTAATAAACAAAAAGACCTCGTTAAAAATTATTATTACCAAGATTACAAAGTATTTACTTTATAAAAACCCACGTATCATCCCACACCACAACACTATTTTTTATTTTATTGTCTTTTAAAAAGTTATGTAATGCTTTCATAATTGTAGGATTTCTAGCATCATGTCCTGCATAGATACCACCTTTTTTAACTTTACAATACCAATCAGTTATTTCTTTATAAGCTTGTTCATAACTAAGATAACTGTCAATAAATATAAAATCTAATTTATTGTTTTTTATTTTAGACAAAGCTTTGTTAGTTGTCATTTCTAACATTTTAACCCTGTCCTCTACCCCTGAGTATTTAATATTATGATAAGCTAAAAATTTTACAATTTCCATTTCCTTTTGATCTCTAGAATAATAGTCGGTAGCTATGTGGTCTTCATAAGGTTGAAATGCATCAACACCATACATTAATTTTACATTAGGTAAAGCTTGTAAAACAGCTAACATACTTTGAGCTTTAAATGTACCGAGCTCACACCCTATTAGATTTTTACCATGTGTTCCTATTAAAGGTATTAAACTTCTTATGTCTGCACCAGGTACATCAAACTTATATCTTTCGATCATTAATCCATCCTATTATATTTAAATTAAAAGGTATAGCATATTTAGTGCCTCTTTTTAAAATACCTGTTCCATGTTCCAACATACCTGAAAAAAATAATAACATATTTTTTTTTGGTAATATTTTTAATTTAATTTCTGGAAATTCTATGGGTGTTGTAGAGTCAGTTAAATAAATAATACCAGAATAATCTACATTATGAACATGAAATGAAGTGCTATCTCCTTTTTTCATTTTAATACCCCATGCTTCTTCAAGGTTGCAGTGTGGTATATCTACGTTTTCTCTATTAAATGTTTTAGTTAATAATTGTTGAAATTTTTTATCTGTTTTAAAAAAATCAAATTCTGTCATACCACCTTTGATATTAGTTTTACGATTTAAATTAGTAGATAAATTTTTATCTATTTTGTTTATAAAATATTTAG